ATCGAAGTAACCATCAAATACGTGGTTGATTAATTAGAGGGGCGCGAAAGCGCCCTTCTTTTCCTATGGAGATCATCTATGACTAGTACGGTTGATATATGTAACATTGCCCTGGACATGCTTGGGGCGTCTACAATTTCGTCATTAGATGAAAATTCTAAAACAGCTAATTTAATCAGTAAAAGATTTGATAGTGCGCGAGATTTCGTATTTCGTGAGCATGTCTGGAATTCACTCATACAACGGGCAGAATTAGCACAAGAGACAACAAAACCACCATTTGGCTATGACTTTCAATACCAGCTGCCAACTGATCCTTTTTGTCTACGAGTGTTGGAGTTCTCTAATGGCTCGTTGAGTTATCCACAAGACAATATGATGACACACTCAGGCGGTCCTGTTTTTGTTATCGAAGGGCGTAAACTCCTGACGAATGAGGGAACCGCCAAGATTAAATATATTTCGAGAGTAACTGATCCTAACGAATATGATGCAGGGCTTATAGAAACACTAGCTGCCTACCTGGCAACGGAAATATGCTACGCAGTCACAGGATCAACAAGTCTCATGCAAGTGACATACGCTAAGTACGAACAAATACTTAGAAACGCGCGCCATACCGACGCCACAGAGGGTGCTACCACGCGCCTTGAGGCTTCAGACTTTATTGAAAGTAGATTTTAAATGGCAAGATCTGCACCTAGTTTTGCCTCGTTTACAGCTGGGGAAATTAGCCCACGCCTAGAGGGGCGCACGAATTTAGAAAAATATCGTGAGGGATTAGCAGAACTGACAAATATGGTGGTGATGCCACACGGCGGGGTAACCCGGCGCCCAGGAACAGAATTCTTAGGAGAAGTAAAAGACAGTACTGTAAAAACACGGCTAATACCGTTTCAGTTTAAAACAAGCGATACATATATTCTTGAGTTTGGTAATCAAGTCATGCGCGTATATCGTGATGGACTAGTTGTTTTAAACGCTACAGATAAAACAATCACAGGCGCTACAGCAGCAAATCCAGTGGTCATTACGTCAAACAGTCACGGTTTTACGAACGGACAAGAAATATACATAGATAACGTCGGCGGCATGACGCAGTTAAATGGTAGACAGTTTCGTGTTGCCAATGTGACCACAAATACTTTTAGTCTTAAAAACTTATTTAATGAAAATTTAAACGGCTCAAGCTTCACTGCTTACACCTCGGGTGGCACAGCAACACTGATCTATGAAACCGCAACGCCATATGCAGCTGCTGACATATTTGATCTACGGTTCGCACAAAGTGCTGACGTTATGTATATTGTGCATCCATCGTATCCGATCCGTACACTAACGCGAACAGACCACAATGCTTGGACTTTTGCCACACTATCAATCACCGGCTCTCCTAGCCCAAACATAAACAACGCGACAAATCAGTACCCTAGTGTCGTTTCATTTTTTGAACAGCGCCTGGTTTTTGCGAATACGAACAATAATCCGCAAACATTGTGGATGAGTAAAAACGGTGACCATACAAATTTCACAACAGGTTCTGGAGATGATAACGCCTTAGTCTATACAATTGCTGCAAACCAAGTAAACGCAATACGTTACCTCTCTGCAACCCGCGTCTTAACAGTCGGTACATCTGGTGGTGAATATGTGGTTACGGCGTCCAATGACGGTCCTATAACGCCAACAACTACCCTGATACGTAAATATAGTAATTATGGATCAGCATTAATTGAACCTGTGCAAGTTGCAGATGTTACATTGTTCGTACAACGCGGTAAGCGAAAAATTCGAGAGTTTAAATACGTAGGTGAAGTAAATACAGCAGCCTACCAGGCGCCAGAAATGACCATCTTGGCTGAACATATAACAAAAGGTGGGCTAACGCAGTTTGCGTTTCAGCAAGAACCTGACTCAATCGTATGGGCAACGCGCGAAGACGGTACATTGCTAGGTATGACATACCGGCGAGAAGAAGAAGTGGTAGCCTGGCATAAGCATATTATCGGTGGCAGTTTTTCAAGTGGGCAAGCAGTTGTAGAAAGTATTGCAACTCTTCCATCTGATACCGGCGAAGATAAACTATTTATGATTGTTAAAAGAACAATCAACGGACAAACCAAACGCTATGTCGAACAAATGAAACCATTTGATTTTGGTGGCGTTACAACAAACGCACATTTTGTAGATAGTGGTCTATCATACGCAGGGAGCGCTGTTAGCTCATTATCGGGTTTACATCATCTGGCTGGTGAAACCTTAGAAGTACTCGTAAACGGCGCAAGCCACCCACAAAGTGTAGTAAGCAACGGCGGTATTAGTCTAAACTTCTCTGCAACAACAGCAGCTGTTGGATATGGATTTACAAGCGCAATGAAAACACTGCGCATTGAGGCTGGCTCAGCGGATGGCACCAGCCAAGGTAAACCAAAACGCATCCACGCTATCAGTCTGAGATTGTTTGAAACAGTAGGCATTGAGGTAGGCAACAGCGCTGACAGCTTAGATCGAATACCGTTTCGAGATAGTTCTATGGCAATGGATCAAGCTATCCCATTATTTACGGGCGATAAAGAAATAGAATTTCGTGGCGGGTTTGGCGAAGACAGAATTTATGTGCAGCAAAATCAAGCGCTGCCTATGACAGTTCTCTCGTTCTATCCACGTATGAACACATTTGATATTTAGGAGAAATACATGGGTTTAACTCCGTTTCAAGTCCTTGGCGGTATTAAAATCGTAACTGATCTTATTGGGGGTAATCAATCAAGAAAATCATCCAATGCTGCAGCAGCAAAGGCGCAAGAAGCGGCAAATTTCAACGCTGAAATAATCATGCGTGATGTTGATATTCTCACAAAACAAAGAGAAATTATCAACGCAAACTTTGAGATAAATAGAGTTCGTGACGCACGATTTTTTGAACGCGACATACAAGGCACCGCAAGAGCAAATTACAGCTACGCAAATATTGATATATCTCACGGCACACCAATCCAGGTCATGCGTGAAAGTGGTCGTGAACATGACTTCACACAAAAACGATTAGCTTTTGAAAACTCTGTAACAAATATGCAGATTAACGACGCTATCGAAGAAACAAAACTAAGCGCAGAACTTACAAGAAAAGCTGGAGTTGCAAATGCTGCTGGTCTGCGAGCACAAGGAACTGCAAGTCTCATACGATCTTTTAGTTCTGCAGCACAAACAGGCATGAGTATGTACACATGAGAATACCAACTTATAGATCTGATGTACGTGTAAGTAACGCGGCGCCCGGCAAACGTTTTTCTGTCCGACAAGACGCATCACCCTTTATTCGTGCTGAGTTAGAAAAAGGTAAAGTCGTAGAAGCAGCAGCCGAAGCAGCTGGCGCGTTTGCAGTGCAGCGTCAGAAAATCATCGTAGAACAGCAATACAATGATGCAGCGTTACGAATAGAAGAAGAAATGCGTAATGCCACCTATGAATTATCTCAAGACGGTGATTTTGCAAACGTTCTTGATGGCGAAAACAAGTGGCAACAGCGCATGGACGCTATCAAAAACGAGGTCTTTGATACGGTTGAATCACCGGCAACGCGTAAGAAACTAGAATTTGAATTTGAACAAAACGAATTGCAACAACGATTTTCTTTGCAAAGTCATATTGATAAAAAGATTATAGCATCAGAAGCAGCCTCGTTGGCACGTCGCGCTGAAAACACAGTAGGGTATTTGTCAGAACCAGGACGCACAATTGATCAATATCTTACAACAATGCAACAGCTATTAAGTGCATACGAACCAGGTTTGAAAAACCAACGTTTTAATCCACAGGCAGTAGATAAACAAACAAAAACAATTATGGCAGATGTTGCCGCAAATGTTGTGGATAGCTACGTAGGTAGAACACCCGCCAGAGCGCTTGAAATGCTGATCGCCCTGGAGCAACAAATTGATATTAAGAGCGGTAAAAAAATACCACAGGACCAACTTGCTGTTTTAGATGCTGGTGGACAATACGCACTGTTCACTTTGCAGAATTTGGGTTTTGATACTGCATCAGGAATTCTGGCTCAATCGCTAGAGCAAGCAAAGAAGTTTTCTAAACTGGCTGAAGAAGAACAAAAGCGCAGAGAAGATGCTATGGCTTTTGTAATTGATAATGTAAAAAACAGATACCAATATTACGTAAATGCGTTCAACCCAGCGAAAAAAGTTACACCAGATGATTTAACTGAGGTTGAAAAATCCATACCGGGATTAGAGGACTACGTAACAAAAAATGAAAGTGTTACTAACGCAGATATAATTAGTAGAATGAAAGATTATCTCTACGACATTAATGCAGTAGATAACGTAACGCAAAACATGTTCAACGCAGATGAGTTATCTAACACAGTGCCATTTGCAGAAGTTACGTCACCAGGTGTGTTTGATGAATTGACAGAGCTACGTATAACGGGTGAATTGACCTTTGCTGATTTGCGACGCGAGAAAAGTTTTATATCAAGAGTAGACTATACGACATTTGCAAATGGCTTGTTAGCCGCTCAACGACTTGCAGAGTCGGATAGTAGAATAGATCTTCAAGACAGAGAAATTGACGAAGCTAAAGCACGTACACAAGTATTACGCGTAGCCGCGTCTGGCTATCAATACGATAAAGATAGTACAAACGATAGCGCATTTGCCAAGCGCAGTAAGGCTGCATACTCAAAAGTACAAAATGTTATAGATACAGCAATTTTAAATGCCATGAAAAATGATAAAAACCTTACAGTAAATGAGTTGTCTGTAATATTAAATCAGGCAATGAAAGATAATGAACAGCTGTATTTCGATAGCATTGCAGAAGCTTACGACGAGTTTTTAAGCGATGACAGGAGTGTCGCAGTAATGGAAGAGCTTGGGTATAGCTTTAATCTTATCGGCTCTGCAACAATGGTTGACGATTTTAGAGCATGGTCAACAACAGCTGGATTGCAAGAGCATCAAAATTTAGTTGCTAGTCGCGTACAGAGAAGATTAGCAGAATTCGTAAGATCGGGGGCATTTCAATGAGTACCTCTATTGTAACCGATACAGACGAAGAAATGATGAAATACGAAGACGCCCTGGTCATGTCGCAATACCCGCCAGTGTTAGAAAACAACCCTTCAAAGAAATTAGTATACAATAAGTCCACTGGCAGAAACGACATAATCTTACCAATGGGATCTGGTGGTAATGTAGTTGTCGGACAACAACCATTAGACAAAACGCAAGAAATACAGCGCTACGCTACAGATCTTAAAAATATGGATATGGAATTTAATATCCAAGATTTCTTAGCAGCTGGCTACACAGAACAAGAAGTTAATGACGCAAACGTAGCACCAGAGCCAGACTTACAAGAAAAGCTGGAGGCGCAATTATTTACTTCAAGTCGAACAGAGCCATTAGATGAAGGCGAACAGCTGTTAGTAAGACGCACAGGTCAAGACTTGGTTATGCCAAACGAACCGACCTTGCGTGAAAAAGCGCGTTACGGAATGGTGTACAATCAAGAAGGTGAGTTTCGTCAAATTTTTGAGGTCTTAGGTTTTAATGAAAAAGAAGCCCGGTCCATTGCAGAAGGTATATTTGGCAATGCAACTGCTACAAAGGACTTAGGTATAGGCATTGCAGATTTCTCACCAGCTGGCTTGTTTTTTGGCGCGGAAGAGGGGCTTAATACATACAATCGCGGTAGACGCAGCGGGGATAATTTAACTGCAGCCCTAGGAGCTCTTGAGGCTGGTGCGTCATTTTTGGAAGCACTACCAATCACGACATTGGCAGCCAAAGGATTAAAGGCAAGTTTGCCTAAAGTAAAAAATGTTTTGTTGGATGTTAAAGATCGTGTGAACCAGCCTGGTCAAATGCCCACTGTGGGTAGTAATCTTGGTAACTTTGGGCAAGACGGGAAACGTTCATTTTATGTCTCAGCGAGAGCGGGTGGACCAGAAAACGAAAACGCTAAAAAACAAATACTTATATTATCACAAAACAAAAAACCTAAAGTAGAAGACTTAATTAATTATTTCGAGCAAAACCATAAAACAATATATGGTCGGCAACTAGATCCAAATGTTGATGCTGATTTTGACACAGCATTAGATGCTGCATCAGATGAAGTTGTATATCAGTTAAATGAGGCGGTAAGTGGCAAAGGCTGGTACGATAGCGACGTAAGGAAAACGTTTGAAATACTATCGGAAACACCAGGCTTAGAAGTTTTAGCAAATAACGAAACGTTGCGAGTACTATGGTCTGCGATGGCTGCGCCAACGTCTATTGGAAATAAAGTAAATAACAATACTAGAGCAGTTACAGCGGCATTTTTACAGTATCTTAAAACTGGTAAAATTCCAACAGAACCACCAATAGCTGGTGCTACAACCGAAGGTATTTCGGGTGCTGGATGGGGTGCGAAGCAAAAAGCTGTAGCATCAGGTATGCGTGTTATTTCACATCTTGTGGAAACAAAAGGTCTTGAAGG